GCAACTGATCGTTGGGTAACTAAATCTGCAAACCAAGTAGACGGTGCAGGTAGTTTTGGACGTAAAGCTCAGCGTAAAGTTATTTTACAAGCTATGCAAGCTGGTATGAATAGCAACGAAGAAATTAGAAATGCTGATGCAAGGATATTTAACTTAATTGCTGCACCAGGTTATCCAGAGCTAATCGGAGAAATGGTAAGCCTAAACTATGATAGAGGTTTGTCAGCATTTGTTGTCGGCGATTCACCTGCTAGACTTGATTCAAGTGCTACTTCACTCAGTGACTGGGCAACAAATGTTAGATCAGCAGTTGAAGATAACGACGATGGCGTAGTTACTAGCGATGAGTACTTAGCAGTATTTTATCCATGGGGCTTTTCAAGCGATAACTTTGGAAATAACGTAGTTGTTCCACCAAGTCATATGATGCTAAGAACTATGGCGTTAAGCGATCAAGTATCGTTCCCATGGTTTGCACCAGCAGGTACAAGACGTGGCGGCGTAACAAACGCAACAGCAACAGGATATATTAATAGCGAAGGTGATTTTGTAAGTATTGCACTTAATGAAGGACAAAGAGATACATTGTATTCAAACAACATCAATCCAGTTACATTTATAACAGGAGCAGGTATTGTTAACTTTGGTCAAAAAACTCGTGCAAGAGGTGCAAGTTCACTAGATAGAATTAACGTAGCACGTTTAGTTGTATACTTACGTAGTCAACTTAATTCACTTGCTAAACCTTATATCTTTGAACCAAATGATAAGATTACTAGAGATGAAATCAAGCAACAAACTGAAAGTTTATTGCTAGAACTTGTAGGTCAAAGAGCACTGTATGATTTCTTAGTTGTATGTGATGAAACAAACAATACACCTGCTAGAATAGATAGAAATGAACTATACTTAGACATTGCTATTGAACCAGTTAAGGCAATTGAGTTTATTTACATTCCATTAAGACTTAAAAATACAGGCGAAATCGAAGGTACCTTAACTTGATAAATACTATTGAACTAGGAGCAAATTAAATGGCAATATCATCATTATCGAAAATTACAGTGCCAATAGCAGGGGGAGACTCAGCCAGCACTCAAGGCTTGTTGATGCCGAAGCTCCAGTACCGCTTTAGGGTGTCGCTGGAAAACTTTGGTGTTTCAACACCAACAACTGAACTGACAAAACAAGTTATAGATGTAACAAGACCAACAGTGGCTTTTGAACCAATGGAAATTCATGCATATAATTCAAAAGCATATCTAGCAGGAAAACATACTTGGCAACCAATTACATTAAACTTACGTGAAGACGTAAACAATAGTGTACAAAAATTGGTAGGCGAGCAGTTACAGAAGCAATTTGATTTTATGGAACAATCAAGTCCAACATCTGGGCAAGATTATAAGTTTGTTACACGTATTGAAATACTAGACGGCGGCAATGGAGTGTACACACCAAATGTATTAGAAACATTTGAATTATATGGTTGTTTTGTTACAAATGCAAATTACAATACCTTAGCATATCAAAATAATGAACCTGTTACAGTTACATTAGAAATGCAGTATGATAATGCTGTACAGACTGATGCTTCAGGCGGAATTGGTACTGCTGTACCAAGAACAGCAGGTAGCTTGATAACAGGCGGCGGTTCTTAATAACACTGTAAACTTAAAATTAAAAGGGGCCGTAAGGTCCCTTTTTTATTATCTACGCACTTTACATCTTTAGATAAATATTAGTATGGCTAACTCATTTGCAGATAACTTGAACAATATTGGCGGTCCAAAAGGAACTATGGCCGACTTTCGTCATGCCGCTAGGCTATTCACAGAAAACAATTTTCAATTTGCACCAAAGCAAAAGTTTCTGTACCATGTGTATTTTAGTATAGATCCTAGTGTAAGCGATATTGTTCCAAATCTTTTAACAAAGTATAGTACTGAAATTGGATTACTTGTAAAAAGTGCAGATTTACCAAGATATACTGCACAGATAGAAACAAAAAACAAATACAACAGAAAGAAACACGTACAAACAAATATAACTTACGACCCTGTGACTGTAACATTCCATGATGACAATCATGGTGTTACTACAGCATTACTAGAAGCATACTATAGATTTTACTATGCAGACGGATGGCATTTAAATCAACCAGGAGCATACAATAAAGCAGGCGACGGTGACAACACATATAAAGGTGCTCCTAGAAATCAGTTTAGGTATGGTTTAGATAATAATATAACTGTACCATTTTTTAGATATATAGAACTTACACAACTATCTAGAAATTTTTACACAACCTATAGATTAGTTAACCCTCTTGTAAGTCAATGGCAACATGATTCTGTTGAATCGCAAGATAATGGTACTCCACTTGCAAATTCAATGACTTTGCAATATGAGGCAGTCCATTACAGTCGAGGAAGGGTTAGTGCAGACGGCGAAGGAAGTCCTACAGGATTTGGAACTGAATATTATGATCAACAACCTAGTCCATTGTCTGTAGTAGATCCACAATTAAGAAATGGCAATGACGAATTTATATATGAGGACAGATTTAAAAGAAACACTATCTTTGAAGGACAAAATTTAAAACCTAATACTCAAAACACAAATTTCAATATAAGTACAAGTTCTAATTTTCAAATAGGTGGCCAACAAAATATTGTATTACCATTAAATAACGGTTTAGGTGGAAATAATACAAGCACATCAACTGTAGCATTTAGTTCTACAAATACTGTAAGTTCACAAACACTGTCTACTAATGAGTTACTTAATAATCCAAAAAAATTAGATGATTTAGCAAGAATAGAATTTCAACAATCATTTTTAGCAAACGGAGGCGACGGGGGAGTCAATGGTGCAAATGCTCAATGGAATAGTTTTTCAACTACAGTTAAACAACCATTTATAGATGCAGTATTGGATAAAGCAATATGACAAGTTTACCTATACCTAATATTTCAAAAACAAGTACAAAAAATATAAAAGTATTTTTTGATAGATACTATACTACTCCTGTAAATTTATCCGATGACGAAATAAGTTCTTCTATTGCATTTTTTGAATCAAAAGGATTCGAAAAATCAGCTGCATTAGCTGTTTCTATTATGCTTATAAACCAAGCAAAAAATGACAAAGTAACGTTGTTTACATTGTTAGATAGTTTGCGTAAATTATCTGAAATTCAATTAAACGAGCTAGTTGCAGAAATATTAAACTATAACAGAAGAAATAGTAGTGTTGTCGGATTTAAAAAACAACTTATAAGAAAAACATTTGAATCAAGAAACATAATAGAAACAGCATTAGAAACTGTAGTAATAAATACAAGCACAGAAAATAATTTTAGTAGCACAGGATTTACTTTTGATTCAAGCGGAATAACCTGGGACGGAGAATAATATGGCAAAGCAAACTGTTGATACAGGTATATTAGCAAATGACGGTCAGGGCGATAGTTTAAGAGATGGCGCCGGAAAAATTAATACCAATTTTGACGAAATATATACAATACTAGGTGATGGCAATAATCTATTGTCTTCTGATATAGATTTTGGGCAAAATAAAATATTATATAAAAATGTAGTTGGTACAAATGCAGAATTACAACAAATAAATCCTACTACATATTCAGGATTAATTGTACTTGTTTCAAATGAAGGTAGTCTATATTATGCTAATAATGGTACATGGCACAGAATACTTGCAAATGATCAAAATAATACAATAGCAAATTATACTGATCCTTTAGATACTGTAGCTTATTCGGGCGATTTTAACGATCTAAGAAATAAACCAGCTGTACCTTCTAGTCTTACAGATCTTAATATTCAAGACGGTAGTGCAGGACAAGTTTTAAGCACTGATGGCACTGGAAACTTTACTTTTAGAGATCTAGATGCTACATCTGTAAACTTTGATACAATTTTTAACAAACCTAATACAATCCAAGGTTATGGTATTACAGATGCATTTAGCGGCGACTACAACGATCTGTTAAATAAGCCAGTTTTATTTGATGGAGAATTTAGTAGTTTATTAAATGCTCCTGCAATAGCAAGTGATGTAAGTGAATTAACAGATACAACAAATATATTATTTGATGGCAGTTATTTTAATTTAACTAATAAACCATCTATTCCAACAGATATTAACCAATTATCAGATAATGATAATTTATTAGCAAGTGGATTTAGTGGTAGCTATAATGACCTTACTGAAAAACCAACAAGTTTTACAAACATGGCGTCATTTTCATTCAACATTGGAGCAAATATTAGCGAATACAGTACAGATGGATTACTTGCAGGTAACAGTAATACTGCCGTACCTACAGAAGCAGCAGTAAAAACTTATGTTGATGCGGCTGTGGCAGGGTTTAGCGAAATAGGTAATTTTTCATTTACAACAGATACTAGTGGTGCAAGTGATGTAGGTGTGATGACTACTAGTGATGCAGGAGGATTAAGATTTGATAATGCCACTGACATAACTGAAAAGCTGACATTGTCTGCAACAGGAATAGGTTTAGAAGTAGATAATAACGTAAGCATAGCTGGAAATTTAACATTATGGAATAATTTAATTAACAATCTAACATTACCTAGTGTTACAGATACTGTTGCTGTAGTAGGAGATATAAACACTACGGTAGCAAATTACCTTCCATTAACTGGCGGCACCATAACTGGTAATTTAGAT